TTCTTGCCACTATGGAAAAGATTCTGTCCAAAAAATCTATAAGCAGAAGTACCGTTCAGATAGAACTTCTTGTCCTTTGTCCGTAACTTCTGGAAAAGAACAGAACCGTCCTCATCATAATACTCTGCGACTTGAACGGTTCCTAAGTGTGTCTTTGTAACATAATAGCCATAACGCTCACATGTTTCAGCAGACAAGCCCCGCGCGCGGAGTGTCTTAAACTCCATGTCCTCATGAGGAATAATGGCATGTTTAGCCACCTCTACACCTTCTTTCGGAAATTCTGTATGATGACAGCTGAAACAATATGTGTGTCCATCATCATACAATGTAGCGGCATCATGGCTTCCGCAATAAGGACACGGAATATGTGCCTGTACAATTTCCGACATACCTAGTCATCCCCATAGTGTACAGCAAGTGTGTATTTGTTCTTAATGTCCCTCATGGTTTTGCGCTGTGCATCGGACATGTCCTTTTCATTAGCACAACCAACCAACAGCACATAGACGGAATCTTCTGCATGAGCGAGTCTATAGTCACCATAAGCAAGGAAGGGAATCCCTTCTTTTACTTCACCATTCGGCATCACGATCAAATGATACCCGATATTGAACAGCCCTTCTCGTCGCTGTTCTACATAAATTTCCCGAACGGTCTTCACCTTCGGTTCAAATAAGACACGCACCATGTTAGTATCCTCTCTTTCTTTGTACTTCAAATTCATGTTCTCACCCCTTATTTTTTCTTTTTAGGGATAAGACCTTTTATAGGCTTCTTCTTTTCTCTAAACCATGCGTCGGGAATCTGTCTAGTGGAGTATTTAAATCCATTTTTCTCCGCCCAATCCGCATAGGTTGTCTTACTGCCTTTATATAACTTCAACTTAGGATTTTGGAAGACAAACCGAATATCCAAATCAGGATACTGCATCTTGATAAGCAAGTGTTTCTGTCTGTCTTCCCTCTCAAAAATCCCTTTTGCTTCTATAATGATTCCATTTGGCAACACAAAATCTGGAGTATACTTATGCTGTGTGGCAGGTTTTTCATAGTTGATGTAGTACATCTCATATTTTTCCTGCTTCTTTAGCTCCCTAATTTGTGTGCTAATGGTGTCTTCAAAATGACTTCTCTTTTTAGGTGGTCTGTATGTATACGCACCCCCATTACAAAAACTTCTTCTCAGGTCTTATCACCACACTTTAGAAATCTTCATCATCCGAACCGTCTGTGAACGGTACATCTACGTCAGAACGTGTGTCTTCTTCATCCTCATCAATGATAGACGTAGCATCAAATGCCCCTTCGTGCTTCTTGAAACCGAAAGAGCTTGCATCCTGACCATTACCATACGGAACATACTTCAACAACTGAACCGCCTGCAAGCGGAAAGACACACCAAAGTTTTTCGATGTATTGTAATACGGAAAGAGCTGATAAGCTACAGCAACAACACTACCATTCCCAATAGAACTCTTGATTTTTCGAGTTACAGGACGTTCAGCACCATCAAAGACAGGGACAACCTTGTCAATTTCTTTGCCTGCCTTCGTGACAATATGAGCGTTGGTAACAAATTTGACACTTGCGTCGCCATTATCATCTTCACGGTACGAACCCATGTTAGGCTCAGCGGCAAACTTTTTGTTCTTGAGTGTTTCTTTAAATTCTTCCCAAATCGTCTGGGCTTCCTGCATCAAGTTATTTATGTCTTCAACAGACGGAACAAGTGTAATGCTATATTTATTTGTGTCTGTACCGTTAAAGGTTTCTGTGTCTGCTAAATGGCACCACATTGCTTTCCCTGTAATTACACCATCATTCATGTTCATGTTTCATTTCTCCTCTTTTATAATAAGCTTGCACGAGTAACTAAAATCATACCGTCGGCATTTTCAAGTAGTAAATCTGCTATGGCTGTCTTAATGCCATCATCCAGCTTTACATGCTTCCTGCGGGACTTAGCGGCAATGACGCCTAAAAGACACAAGGTATCATTGTCATAAGTTCCCCCGTATAAAAATCGCAGGAGCTTGTTTGCATAGACAACATAAGGTTTGTTCATTGTTTCCTTCATAGTTATTTCTCCTTTTTGTAGCGGTTATTACAATACGATACGTTCCCCGTTCTTGCTTGTATCTAACCACATTTCATAGACACAAAGTTTATCATAATCAGCTTTCATATCTTCCTCAGTACCTTTATGCCCCATACGGAGCCGATATTTAAGGATGTTACCTTTCAGAAATCCAATAAGTTCTTCATGACTAAACAAAGCCTGCATGACAAGAATAGGCTCTACAACTGCATTACGGTAATGTTTATCATGCATGGTGTCTTCCTGTGTGTCTCCATCTTCATGGACGAGGGAGACACGCTGTGCCTTAACTACGAATACATCATCACTGCCACGGAACCGCACACCATATATTACTCTGTAGCTTTCTGCATCAGTGTCAGGAGTCTCCCACACGTTAACAACTACTGCATAACCACTTTCGTGTGGTGGGGGTGTAGTCTCCCAATTAGACATATCCACCCACACGGTATCATAGATATCAATTTCTCTCATGGTTAATCTAGTCCTTTCCTGTGCTTCCAAAGCCTTCGTGTGTCCCCCTTTTTGTAAGGGAATCCACTTCTACTAATTCGTTCGGAACGTTCTCTACAAGCATAACTTGTGCAATACGTTCCCCTTTATTGATTCTTGTAACGCTACTTCCGATATTCTCAACAAGCAAAAACAATTCATCAACATAGTCACTATCAACAATCCCTGTGCCATTGGCTAGTCTCAGTTTTGTTTTTAAACCTGTAGAAGACCGTACATAGACCTCTAAATGATATCCTTCGGGAATCTCAAACGCTACGCCTGTAGGGACTTTATAAGCCTTGTCCTGCCCGCGTTGCGGATATAATGTCACTGTGTCATTTGCGAATACATCATAGCAAGCGGCGGACGCTGTCGCCTTATAAGGTGCTTTCGCATCAGGTGTGATACGTGTAAATTTTAAAGACACACTAGATTTAGATGTTGCCTTTCGTCGCTTACGTACTGTTGCTTCTGTCATATTTTATGCTCCTTTCAAAAGATGAATACTTGAAGACTTTTCTTTCTTCGTTAAGTGCCACAATTAAAAAAGACACCATGGAAGACTTTTCTTTCTTCGTTAAGTGCCACAATTAAAAAAGACACCATGGAAGACTTTTCTTTCTTCGTTAAGTGCCACAATTAAATGTTGTGTGTCTTATCCCTCACTAAAGAGAAAAAGACACACAAAAAGAGAAATATTTAAATTATTTATATTAATTATTAATTATCATCAATAATAAATAATAAAAGAACTATAAGTATATTAAAGTATCTTTAAGTATATATAGTTACTTTAAGTATCTTATAGTTCTTTTCTCTTCTCTTCGTTAAGTGCCACAATTACAAACCATGTAATATTTATGCAAAGCAGTATTTGCTGTTTATCACCTCATCAAGATTTAAGCTACCTTTCGAGGGTATTTTAGGTATTTCTTTCCCTTCGGGTAACAGATATTCAACATCATTCAACCATTCTTCTAAATAATTATGTCCTTTGTACATGTTGACTAATTCGGTGCGGATTGCCTTAAACATGCTCCCTGCGTGTTCCATATCTGTACCAAAACTGTCATGAATCATAAAGAAATTATTGTTCCCCTTTTCTACCTGATTCATGATAACACGTTGCATGTGACAAGCATCCATAGAGTGAATAAAGTTCGGTGCGATTGCTTGTGCTTGTCCTCGTGTGTCTATATCTGTACCCTCTTTGGGGACGTATAAGCGAATAAAACCACCATTAAAGCGCATTTTGCATGTTTCAATATTAGATACAAACTTATTCTGTTGAATTGGTAAGCCATTCGGGCTTGTCCATGCTACAGCTTCGCCGTTCTTACCAATCATGCCTGCAATCTTTTTTAGCCATTCCATCCCTTCAACAGCCTTTACAACCGTGGTGGTTACAGCATCCCAAATAAGACCTGCCATGTAGTTTGCGGCCTGTGAGCGACTAAGGAAAATCGGGTTGTCTCTATGCTCATCAACCCATGGCTTGATAATATCGCTCTTGAGATTTTCGGCGAATCCATATTTACG